ATGAAGGCGCAACATCTCGAAAGACCTATCTCGGAAGATTTCTTGACCTTGACGTCTTTGATAGAGTTCTAGAGGCAATCAAGCCTGATGCGAATGCTATCAAGGCTCGCCTGAAGGCTATGCCCGATAGGGACTGGGATGCGCTTATCAACGAGTCCAAAGCAGATGCAGTCAAGATCTCCTCCGAGATTGAGGCGATAAACACGCGAGTCGCAGATCTTCACAAGGAGAGATCATCAATCCAGGAGAAGATTGTTCACTGCAACTCGGGAACAAGCATTGTCACAGAGGTTGACGTTGATCGGCTTGCTGCTATCGTGGCAAAGAGAAAGCAGTCTCATGATGATGAAGTCACTAGATCTGGATCACTTCAAGAAAGAATAGATGCTCTTGACAAAAAGGTCAGTGCAATTGAAAGTCTGAAGTCAGCAGTTGATATCGAAGGGCTTCGATCTCAGCTTAAGACCCAACGTGAGCTCGAGAAGAAGATCACAGATCTAGCAACTTCGCTCAAGATCAGCAAGTCAGAGCTATTAGCAGCCTCTGGAAACGTTGCTGTTCTTACCCAGATTCCATGCGGCGACTCATTCCCGACGTGCAAGTTCATCAAGCGTTCATTTGAAGATCGTGAAAAAGTTCCGAAGATCGAAACAGTTGTGAGTGATGCAGAAAGTGCACTCAAGAGCAGCCAAGATGCCCTTCGTCTGATTGCAGGTCTCGCCCTCGAGGAGAAGATCAGCAGCTACACCACAGCGCTCGCAAGAGAGTCTGACTTTCGATCCTCACTTAAGACGACGCGTGATGATCTCGCATCATCAGCGTCTGCAATCCAGCAGTGCAAGTCCGCATGGGAAGATGCGACCAAGGATCATGAGACTGCGATCAAAAAGTCACAAGAGGAAGGGTCAGTTGAGATTCAAAAGCTGAAAGCAGATCTCGATCAATCAAACTCTGCTATTGATGCACTTGGACTCGACAGGGGCAATAAGCAGTCGCAGCTTTCAAAGAGTCAGGCAGCGACAAGTTCACTCATTGCTGGGCAGGTTGAGTACAAGGAGCTTCGAGGAAAGTGGAAAATCTACGAGACTCTTCTGAACTCCTACTCCAAAAAGGGTCTTCCAAGCCAGATCCTCGATAAGCTTCTGCCTGCAATCAATGCCGAAATTGCTGAAATACTCAGTGGCGTCGTGTCTTTCGATGTTCAGCTTGAGATTGACGCTGAGACGAACTCACTTGAGATCTACATCGACTACGGCGACAGCAGAAGAATTATCGAGCTCGGGTCTGGAATGGAGAAGATGATTGCTTCACTTGCAATTCGTGTCGCTCTGACACAGATCACTTCACTTCCTAAGCCTGATTTCATTGTGATCGACGAAGGCTTTGGATCACTAGATGGAAGTCAGCTCACATCGTGCATCAATATGATCAAATCACTTAAGCGAATCTACCGATTCATCCTTGTCATCTCGCACGTCGATGCAGTCAAAGATGCGGTTGATCAAGTGATTGAGATCGATCGTGTTAATGGGACGTCAAGAGTCGTAGCATGATTCCACTTTTTTGTCCAGTTTGTCGCAGATCAATGTCCAGCCCGCACGACCCCGACCAGTTCAGGATTCATGGCAGCTGCGATGAGTGCGCTGTTAATTTTGCTGAAGTCGAGCGAGAGAAGTGGTTGACTGGTTGGCGACCAAGTGTCGAAGAAGCAAGACATGGAAGACAGCCGCCCAGTAATACCTAGTGTATGCTTAGCTTCACAGACGTCAACGTTCTTGGCAATCTCATCGATACGACATACGGCAAGCAGTCATCGCATGCCGGAGTCATGGCAATTAGAGCACATCTTGCAGGTGAGACGCTTGTCGTCACCTACCAAGACATTGTGAATATCGCCAAGGATCAAGACAAGATGCGGCAGGTTGAGCCTGTTCTAGATCTTGCGGTCAAAAGCGTCAAGATGTATGCTGCCAGGATCGAGAAAGAGTTCGCAGCAGCAGCAGGTCACAAGATCAAGTTGAAGATGAAGAATGAATCTTCTGATCTTGAGGCGCTGTCTTACAACTTCTTGAGCCCAATACGCCCAACCCGTCTCAGATACACTGTGACATATGAGATTGCGTAAATGGGAGTCAGCCCAGCTGTAGTTCCCAAGAAGAAGCAGGTTGAGGAGATCATTAGGTGCGGACGTGATCCCGTCTACTTCTTCAACACGTACTGCAAGATTCAGCATCCACAACGAGGCCTGCTCCCTTTCAGGACTTACCCGTTCCAGGATGACTGCGTTGACCACTTCAGGAAGAATCGATTCAATATCGTTGTGAAGTCAAGACAGCTTGGCTTGTCTACAGTCACAGCAGCTTATGCAGTCTGGATGGCACTCTATCAGAAAGAGAAGAACATCCTCATCATTGCGACCAAGCTGCAGGTCGCTCAGGGCTTCATCAGGAAGGTTAAGACCATCCTGAACAACATGCCTGCGTGGTTGATCCTCCCACAGATAACAGTGAACAACAAGCAGCAGGTTGAGTTCAGCAACGGATCCTCCATCAAGGCAATCCCTACCTCCGATGATGCGGGTCGATCTGAGTCACTGACTCTTCTGATCATTGATGAGGCAGCATTCGTCAGGAACTTTGACGAGATCTGGACAGGAATTGGACCGACCTTGACAACAGGCGGTCAAGCAATTATTCTCTCTACACCGAATGGTGTTGGCGGTCAGTTCTACAAGTTGTACGCAGATGCAGAGTCTGGGATCAACCAGTTCAATCCTGTCAAGCTGCCATGGACAGTGCATCCTGAGCACGACCAGACCTGGTTTGATATAGAGTCCAAGAACTACTCAGATCGACAAATCGCGCAGGAGTTCTTGTGTGACTTTGCTGCGTCTGGTGACACTTTCCTAACAGACGCAGACATCTCATGGGTCAATGGGATGTCAAGGCCACCGATCATGAGGGGTGGTCCAGACATGAATGTTTGGACGTGGAAGATTCCTCTTACTGAGCACAAGTACATCCTGTCTGGCGACGTTGCTCGAGGCGACTCCACAGACTTTTCAACATTTCACATCATTGACTGCATGACAAGTGAGGTTGTTGCCGAGTACAGAGGCAAGCTTCCTCCTGACAGACTCGCAGAACTGATTAGTGAGTGGGGGCTCAAGTACAATAAAGCCCTTGTGTGCCCGGAGAACAACTCTTACGGCTACGCATGCCTGCTTCGCCTTAAAGACTTGAACTATCCAAGAATCTACACCCAGGGCGCTAAGACCGCGCTGATTGGTGACTACGCACAGTCTCTTGATCTTGCACACGCGGGTTTTGCTACAACAGGCAAGACTAGATCAATCATCCTGACCAAGCTCGAGGAGCTGATCAGGAATCGTCAGTTGGTCTCATACTCGACACGCTTCTACCAGGAGCTAAAGACATTTGTCTGGTCGAACAACTCCAAAGCAGAGGCGATGAAGGGTCATAACGATGACCTTGTCATGTCACTCGCAATTGGCGCATGGCTGTACGACGCCAACTCCGAGTACAGCAAAAATGCTGTAAGCCTCAATGCAGTGATGTTCAGCTCTATGAAGCGGACAACAGCGACCACGGTAGGCCTTCTACCCGGTCAAACACCTAACATTTACACATCGGCACAGTACGGAATCAATCCCAGAGGCGATATGCGCATGGTGGGAGATCTTAAATCAGGAAAGGTTCCACAAGACCTAACCTGGCTGTTCAAGTAGCTGCCTACAATAGGCACACGGAGATAAAAAATGGCCAAGGATCCCAATCCAAATCTTTTTGCAAGGTTAGGCAAGCTTTTTAGAAGCGGTCCTGTAATCAAGCGAACAGTGAAGGACTTCAAGACGCAGACTGGTCCAGGCCAGACGCTCTCTGCGTACGAGATGTTCCGCAAGAATCATAGCTCTGTGTACAGCAGTGCAATGAGCGCGTACGGAACGTACGACAGGCTCGCAAGATACAGCGACTTTGCCGAGATGGACTACTATCCAGAGATCAACAGTGCTCTTGACATCTACTCTGAAGAGGTTGCATCGCCAGGAATAGACGGCCAGATCCTGTCGATCTACTCAGAGAACAAGGATGTTGAAAGGCTCTTAGGAGAGCTTTTCTTTGACACGCTAAATGTGAACTTCAACTTGACAGCGTGGGTCAGAAACCTGCCTGTCCACAAGGACACAGTCATCCCCCTGCTTGATGGGTCTCATCTGACTATCGCTGAGCTCGCTCAGAGAATGAAGAGCGAGCCTGACTGGCAGCCGTGGGTCTACGCCGTTCAGGACGGGACAAACCAGACAGTTCCAGGCAGGGTCTCTTGGTGTGATCTCACACGCAAGGACACCTCTCTCGTGAGGATCTGGCTGGATGATGGCTCTTACGTCGACTGCACTCCAGATCATGAGTGGGTTCTGAGGGACGGTAGCAGGAAGAAAGCCGAAGATCTCTTAGACGGTGTCGCATTGATGCCCTTCTACAGAGAAGTTTCGACGAAAAAGCACCGCCTTTCTGGGTACGAGATTGTCTACAATCCACCCACTGAGGAGTATGAGTTTACTCATCGTCTTGTGTCTGCTAGCGCAGTTCCTAGTCCTGCATTGTGGCACGTTGTTCACCACGTGAACTTTAACAAACGTGACAATACACCAGACAACCTTAGGAAGATGACGAGAAAAGATCATACAGACCTTCATATGGCTGCATCTAAGATCCTCCAACGCCCTGACGTTGCTGCCAAGCGAATGGCAGGAATCGATAAGTGGCTTCGGTCAAGTGATCACAGAAAGTTTGCAGGTGAGCAGCTCAAGCGACTTCAAGCAGCGGGGCTTATGAGGACCTCGTGGTCTGACTACAACGCCTCTTCGCAGCAAGCTGTCGACAATGTCAATCGTGCTGCGACAATGAGGCGAACCTGGGAAACAAAGCGGCATGAGATTCTTGAGAAGATCACGATCAATTTCGACGAGAAGTGCGTCGATCTTCTGATCGAAGTCCTCATGCGAGTGGGCAAGTTCATCTCACTCAACAAGACTGGGAGACACCTCGTCGATGACGAGACTTTCATGTCTTATTTTACGTCAATTAACCCGTTGTACGGACGAGATCTCACCCGATCTGTTGGATCTGCAGCGACTCTTAAGTCCCTTCTTGGGAAGGCAGGAGTCAAATCGTACTACAGCCTCATTGAGGAGCGGATCCCAGAGATCTCATGCACACCGTGGTTTAAACGAGCACGTAAGAAGTCAGAGAGACTGATCGGAATCGTCCCGAATATGCGTGAGAATCATTTAACCTCTCACTACATGAATCACAAGGTAGTCAGAGTGGAGCGCCTCAAAGAGACGTCTGACGTCTATTGCATGGAGGTTCTCGGACCGCAGGGTGAGCACGATCGCCACAATTTCGCTGTTCTAACTCGTGATGTCGACGGGTCAGTAAAGATAAATAGCGGCATCTATTCACAAAATTGTAAGTACGGCGATTTTTGCCTTTTTAACGACGTTCACCCAGGCAACGGTGTGCTGAACGTCATTCCCATTCCTATCAATGAGATTGAGCGGGAAGAAAACTACGATCCGAAAGACCCGATGGCGGTGAGATACCGCTGGATCACGCAGGGTAACACACCGCTAGAGAACTGGCAGGTCACCCATTTCAGGCTCTTAGGGAACGATGCCTTCCTGCCTTACGGATCCTCAGTGCTTGAAGGCGCGAGGCGCGTCTGGCGTCAGCTCGTGCTCGCTGAGGACGCGATGCTCGTCTATCGCGTGGTGAGATCTCCTGATCGCAGGGTCTTCTACATCGACGTTGGAAACGTGCCTCCTGAGGAAGTTCCGATGTACATGGAGCAGGCGCAGGCTGCACTCAAGAAAAGCCAGGTGGTGGACAAGAACACAGGGCGCGTTGATATGCGCTACAATCCGATGTGTAACTCGCTTAACACGTCGATCAAGCTTCAAGATGGTCGGATGACATCACTCGGTGATTTCATCAAGGAGTGGGAGGGCGGAAAGCAGGACCAGTGGGTCTACTCTGTGGACCTTGATGGAAAGCGTCTTGTCCCGGGAAAGGTCGTATGGGCCGGCGTCACTCGTCGCGACGCAGAGATGGTGAGAGTGCACATCGATAGCGGAGTGTACTTTGACTGCACGCCCGACCACAGGTTCATGCTGAGAGATGGATCCTATCGTGAGGCTTCACAGCTCCAGCCGGACGATGCTCTCATGCCCTTGTATTCGAAGACGTCAGCTGCTGAAGACGGTAGCAAGCTGACGGGGTACGAGAAGATCTACGATCCTTTTGCTCAGACATACAGCTACACACACCGATGCAACGTCATTGCAACTGCAGGCTTTGATGCAATAGTCGGAAAGGTTATTCACCACGCAGACTTTGACAAGAGGAACAACAACCCGGAAAACCTTGCTCCCATGACCTGGAAAGATCATCACGATCTCCACGGAAACATGATTGTTGAGTACAACAAGTCAGACAGGGGAAGGGCAAACTCTCGTAGTCGGATGAAAAAGACATGGGAGAGCGGAAAGATCGAGGCAAAGACCTTCGTCGATCTGTGGAAGAGAGACGACATCAGACAGAAGAGAGTGGAGAAGCTTTCTCTTCGTGTAGATGCGATGTTCATTGATCACTGCATGACAGCGCTCGACAAGCTCGGGACTGGCATTTCCACACGAGAGTGTGATCTGATCAGCGAGCTCAACAGCAGCAAAGAGTTCGCCTCTTACCTCCAGGCACTCAATCCAGACTTCAAGAACGGATTCAATGACAGAGTCACGAGGAGCTCCCTCCAGAAACACCTCCGGATGTTCGGCTTCAAAAAGCCGATCGAAGATCTTAAGCGGAAGTGGCTGCTCAGCAGGGTTGGGACAGATCAGCTGGTCAAGTTCTGCGAGGCACGAAGAGGTCAGGTAAAGCGTCAGGACATCCTGCGCCACTTTAACATGAACAGGTCTTCCTACCAGTGGCTTGCTTCGCAAGCATGTGGGACCTTCCAGGCGTTCAACCAGCAATATGTTCAGCGCGCTGCCGATTCTGAGCACATCGGCTACATGAATCACAAGGTTGTCCGCGTCGAAAAACTTGAGGCGCGTGAGGACACGGGCTGCATTACCGTGGAGAAGTATCACAACTTTGCAGCAGGACCTGCACTTCATCTTCATAATGAAGACATGGTTGCCAAGTCCTTGATTTTTATACATAACTCAGTTGACGAGGATTACTTTATCCCAGTCCGCGGCGGCGAGTCCGGTACCAAGATCGACACGCTCGCGGGCGGCACAAATGCAACTGCGATCGAGGACGTCCAGTACATCCAGAAGAAGCTTTTTGCTGCGCTGAAGATCCCGAAGGCATATCTCGGATACGACGAGTCAATCGGTTCCAAAGCTACCCT